TAAATTTGATCATATTCCTTCTGGAAAGTTCTATGCTACTTCTCTTATTGAGGACCTTATTCCTCTACAGAAGGAGTTTAATAGAACTAGAGGCCAGATTATCGAGGCAAAGAATCGAATGGCTAAGCCTCAGATCATGGCATATAGAGGATCTGTAGACGTAAGTAAGATAACTACGGAGCCTGGTCAGGTAATCCAGGTTGCTCCGGGGTATGAGCTGCCTAGGCCTCTTCCTCTTCAAGATCTGCCGTCATATGTACCACAAGAGCTTGACAGGATCTTAATTGACTGGAATGATATTTCTGGCCAGCACGAAGTTTCCAAGGGTCAGGTTCCTCCTGGGGTTACAGCTGCTACGGCTATCTCGTATCTACAGGAGAGGGACGAGTCTAAATTAGTTCCGACTTTTGATTCTCTGGAAGAAGGAATCGAGAAGGTTGCTCAGATGTCCCTGAGTTATGTTTCTCAGTTCTGGGACATTGAGAGGATTGTGAGAGTTACTGGTCCGGAGGGCAGCTTTGATGCGATCACGCTCAAGGGTTCGGATCTGGCTAACAATCTGGATATTCGAATTGAGGCCGGATCATCCCTGCCTGTCTCGAAGGCTGCTAAACAAGCTTTTATTATGGATCTAATGAAGATGGGTTTCATTGATCCTAATAAGGGTTTGGAAGTTATGGAGATGGGCGGAATCAATAAGATTTATGAACGTATTCAGGTAGACCAGAAGCAAGCGCAGCGTGAGAATATGCGCATGGCTAAGGTTACGCCTGATATGCTTGAGGAATATCGTACTCAGAACGACCAGATGCTGATGGAAAAGCCTGATACATTTGGTACGGATGAGATGGGTGTGCCTTTACCTCCTCCCATTTTGATTCCAGTTAATACCTGGGATAACCACAAGATCCACGTGGAGGTACACAACAACTATAGAAAGAGTCAGGCGTTCGAGAGTCTTCCGCAAGAATCTAAAGCGCTGTTTGAAGCTCACGTTCAGCAGCATTTGCAAGCTATGGCCGCAGAAATTTTTACCCAAGACCCTAAGGCTTTAGCTGGTTTGCCTCCGGAAGCCGCTCAAGAACAGGAAGAGGAAGAGGCTGAGCAACCAGGGCCTCCTCCCATGCTCTAAGGAGTACAGGTGAGTAATTTACAGTTTGGTCCGGCATTAGACTTAGGCTTTGTAGATAAGCGCCGGGCTGATGGCCAGACCGCTACTAATCCGCTGGGCACGTCTGACAACTACACGGACATCACTAATATCGAAACGCGTCTTGCTGCGATCGACGCTAATGCATACAGTGCTGCTAATCTCCGTGTGATGACTCAGAATGATAAGATTTTTGCCCTTAGAACTCACGATGATACGGCGGGCATCTAATGGCAACTACGACTACTAACCTTGGATTGCGCAAACCAGCAACTTCTGATTTCGTGACTGTTACCACTGATATTGGTGACAACATGGATGATTTGGATGTTTGGTTTCCATCGTCAACCGATAATGGTTTTGCGGAATACTCTAAAGATGCCAACCAGACCATCACCACGGGTACGGATACCAAACTTACGTTTGCTAATGCATTAGTTCAATCTCCATTGCTAGAGGCTAATGGCTCTTTTGATATCTTTACAGTTAAAAGAGCTGGTCTTTGGGGATTTGGCTGGGGGCACGGACGTTGGTCTGCTAGCCCTGTAGAAGCATTCTGTTGGTTAGGGCCAGCTGGTGGTGTAGCTACTCGCTGGTCTGTTGATTCGTTAGATGCTGGTGTAGCTGTAGCGCGTGGCGGATTCTATCGAGAAATTGAGTTAGCACTCAACGATCAGGTAGCAGTCTGGGTCTGGCATAATGCAGGAGCTAACAGAGATATTACGGACGAATGGCTTAGGGCCACTTACTTTACTGCTAAGTGGGTCCGTCCTACCCTGTAGGTGAGTAATGGCATTCAAGTCGTATCAGGAACTCATTAACATGTCTGCTCAAGATCCAAAGCAGGCAATGGAGTTCGTTAAAAAGGCTGAAAATAGTGGTACCCCTGTAGTAAGCTCTAAAAATTCTGGATATGGAAATGCTGCAAAGCGACGTATGCAGACTATCCAGCAGTCTCGTAAAGAGTCTGACCAGGAAATTATGAGCAGGCAAAACAAAAAGATTGGCTATTGATTCCCCTACCATCAATAGCCCTTACCTGCCAGGGCCCCTGTAGATAGGCATCTACAGGGGTACAGCATAAGGACTTGACAATGGGCGACGAGATCTTTTACACTGATGGTGGCGAGGGACAACAGGGAGCTGAAGGCGGCAACCCCGCGTGGCAGCCGTTCCTAGAGGCGGTTCCCCAGGAGTACCACGCTAAAGTTACACCACTTCTTCAAGAGTGGGATTCAAACGTTAATAAGCGGTTCGAAAAGGTACATTCGGACTATGCGGATTACAAGGACTTCAAAGAGAATGGCGTAAACAGAGCGCAGTTAGAGCAGGGACTTAATCTCCTTAATGCTATTTCTGCGGATCCCCTTCAGGTCTATAAGGCCATGAAGGAAGCCTATAAATTTGAAGAAGATGCTCCGCCTTCCGGACAGGGCCAGCAGGAACCTAAAGTTGACGACGAGCCTTGGAAAAAGGGTTACGAGGAACTTAGGCAAAACTACGAGACTGTTGCTAAGGTTCTTGTTGCAAAACAAGAGGCCGAAGAGAATGCCCGACAGGATCAGCTGTTAGCTACAGAAATGTCTGACCTCCGTAAGAAGTACGGGGACTATGACGAAGAGTGGGTTCTGGCTAAGCTAATGGTTAATCCTAAGAACACTCCTGAAATGGCTGTTAAGGCCTATAAGGATTGGGAAGCTCAGCAGCAGGCGAGGTTTGGGCCTAAGCCACTGTTTATTAGTGGTAATGGTGCTGTTCCTGGCGCCAATAACTTTGATCCTCGTAAGGCCAAAGATAAGGACGTCAATAGCTACGTTGCTGAAATGTTAATGCATTCTCAGCGTCAACAAGATTAGGATGGTTCCCAATGGCAGCATCGACTACCCTTGCTGTAGTTGATACGATTCTCAAAGAGGTCTACGAAGACCGGATTCGTGACCAGCTTCAGAGCGAAGTTGTCACGCTTAAGAGAATCGAAAAGTCTGGCGAGGGCGTGACGCACGAGGTCGGAGGTAAGTATGTTACCTTCCCGATCCGTACTAGACGTAACCACGGTATTGGTGCCCGTAATGAAAACGAGGCCCTGCCTGACCCCCGTTCGCAGAAGTACGCGACTGCCCGTGTCGGCTTAAAGTACCTCTATGGTGCTGTTAGCCTTACCGGTCAGACTTTTGAGCTGGCTGAGAAGAATCACCAGGCTTTCGCGTCTGCACTCTCTCAGGAGATGGACGGCCTTAAGCAAACTCTAGTTAAAGACACTAACCGTCAGATGTACGGTGTGTCTACTGGTGTTATGGCAACTATTCCGGCTGGCTCTGCTGGCGCGGGTTTTGACCACACTGTTGATTCGGTTCAGTACCTCGAAGTTGGTATGATTGTCGATGTTCTCGACTCTACGGGTGCTACTACCCGTGTTGAAGAGGCTGAGATTTCGGCTATTAACACCACTACCAAGGTTGTCACGTTCTCGAAGTCTTTCGACTCTTCGAACAACGATATCGTGACGCGTTGGCGTTCGTACGGTAAAGAGAAGATCGGGTTCAAGGAGATTATCTCCGACTCCGGTACTCTTTACAATATCAACCCGACCACTGAGCCGGTCTGGAAGTCTGTCGTTAACTCTAACGCGGGCGTTAACCGGGCTCTGTCTGAGGGTCTGATGATTAAGATGGTGGATGATATCCGTACCAATGGTGGTAAGACTACGGTCATCTTTACCACTCTTGGTGTCCGCCGTTCTTACTTTAACCTTCTGGTGCAGCAGCGTCGTTACACCAATACTCAGTCTTTCGAAGGTGGCTTTAATGGCCTTGCCTTCACGACTGACACTGGTGATATCCCGCTGGTGGCTGACTTCGATTGCCAGCCGAACCGCATGTATTTTGTGAACGAGAAGGAAATTAAGCTTTACGAAGCTAATGACTGGTCGTTCATGAACCGTGACGGGTCTAACTGGCAGCGAGTTATTACTGCTGAAGGTAACTTCGACGCTTACCAGGCGACTATGTACAAGTACTGTGAAGTCGGTACGCACCGTCGTAACTCTCACGGTCTTATCTCGGACGTTACGGAGGCTGCGTAATTATGGCAGGCAAACAGGATATTGCGTTTGCTGCTGCTGAACACGAGCGTAAGGGCTTAGGGTTTAGCACCAGCCGTCTTCAAAAGACCGCTACAGCAGATATTGATAACTTAATCAAGTACCTGCGTATTGGTCCGGCGATGGCTCGTTACCGTACCGGTCTGTACTACGGTCCCGATGGTGGCGCTATCGGTACTCAGCTTTTAGTTGAGGATGCGTTAGTTGTCGGCCCACTTATGTGGGAACAGTTCGCAGTAATCGAAGAAATTGGCATCGACGTTACCACGGCTGGTACCGAAGGTAACCTTTACACGGTTCTTTATGCTGACCGTGGCGATGGTTACCCTGGTGAAGCTGTCCACGTTTCTGCTGCTCTTGCGGTTACTGCTGGTTTTAAGTCCACCACTGGTCTTGAAATCGAGCTTCCTCCGGGTCTGTACTGGGCTGGCGTGGTTTGTAACCAGGTTACTACCACGGTTGCAACTGTCCGGTCTGTTACTGGTAACTCTCGCTTTGTTGGCGAGACTGCTGGTGCTAACGACGTCCTGCTTGCTGGTTACTCGCAGGCCGCTGTTACCGGTGCTCCTCCGACCAACTTTACCGACACTGTAACTCCTTCGGCCTTCGCTCCAAGGCTTTTAATGAAGGTTAAGTCTACGTAGTCCTAAATGATAAGGCCGGAGCTAACTTCACCCCCGACGGAGTTAGCTCCGGCCTTCCTGTAGGTAAAAGGATTTAAAATGGCCAGTACTGCGGATACTGCTAGAACTAATATGCTGGCAGCTCTAGCTCAGGCTGAGCCTCAGTTAAAATCTAACGTAGACCTGATGAGAGAAGTTGTTGCAGCAGGCGGTCTGGGATTGGTTACAGTTACGAGTCAGACAGCAGCTGTTCATTATTGGCAGTATTTGGAGGATCTTCGTGACTGATATTTTTATCCCGACTCCTGATGGATCTTGGGTTTCAGAAAAATTTGAACAGTTAGCGTCTGTTATTCAGGATTACGATCACAATTTAGAGCTTAGATGGATTCCTCCGGATAAGAGAACTCGTGAGGATAAGCACCCCTATGTGATCGTAGATACCAGAATTAATCAGGTGGTGGTCTATGCTTCAGAACTTGATACGCCTGAAGGAATTCTTGCTAAGCTTTGGGGTATTGATAATTGCAAGCATAATGTCTTGGAACAGGTTGAAATCCAAGAAAGAGCGGCCAAGGCTCTTGAGATGAAGAAATGGATTGATACTAAGGAAGAGGCTGCTGATTTAGCCTACTTCTTTAAGCAGAGTCCTTTGCACACCATTAGGCATGGCGGCAAGAAATTTGACCACAATCGGAGGAGAATTGACTAATGTTAGCCTCCGATATTATTACTAGAGTTCAACGTCAGTTCGGTGATGAGGCAGCTGTTCAGGTCACAGAAGCTGATATCATTCGTTGGATTAATGATGGCCAACGGGAGATTATCAAGCATAATGAAACCCTTCTTGAGAAAGCATCTACTACAAGTACGGTAGCTAATCAGCAGGCGTATAACCTCCCTACAGATCTTATGATCTTCCAAGGGATGTTTTTTAAAGATTCTGGCATGAATTCATTCCAGAAGCTTAAAGGATACAATTTTAAGCAATTCAATGAGTTAGTGGATCAGTGGGATGGTACAGATTATCCTGCCGGAGTTCCTACCATCTTCACTCTTTATGCAGGGCAATTTCTTTTATTCCCAATTCCATCTCTAAGCCTTAGCAATGCAATTAAAATTTACTACAACAGGAAGCCAACAGATGTAGTTACAGGAGCTAGCTCTATTGATTTACCAGATCAATATTTTGAGGTTTTGGTAAAGCATTGTCTGTCTCAGGCATATGAGATGGATGAAGATTGGGAGGCTGCTGGTGCAAAAATGACTGAGGTGGCTTCTGATCTTAAACTTCTTAGAGGACGTGAGGACTGGAAGGATCAAGAATTCTATCCAGTTATTACGGTGAGACAAGAGGACTTAGACTAATGCCTGGCGGGCAACCTCTCAGACTTGGGCCTTTCATTGGTGGCCTTAATACCGCGTCGGACCCTACGGCCATCGCGGATGCTGAGCTGGCTACCTGCGAGAATTTTGAGTTAGATATTGATGGTAGTCTTTTCTCTCGTCCTCCTATTAAGGAGACCGCTGGACATTCAGGCTGGACTGAACGTATCGTTTGCTTATGCGAAGGTATCTTCAGTGGTACATACTATGTAATCGGATCCAATGTAAATGGTGTGTACCAATATACTGGTGGCACATGGACTCTTATTACCAGTACCTTCCAGGCTAGTGCAGCAGTACAGTATGCAGATAAAATTTATCTTATCCCCAAACCAGGCTCAGCTAACCCTGGGGGAAAATGGGATCCAGTAGGTGGCTTTACTGCTGTTGCTGCTATTCCTCAAGGACAGGCAGCAGTTATTCATAAGGAACGTTTATTTATTGTTCCAGGATCAGCAGCTACTACAACTCCCAGCCGATTGAAATTCTCTGACGCTGGTAACTTTGATTCTTGGCCAGCTTCAAACTTTGCTGACATTTCTCAAGGTGATGGTACCAAGCTAGTAGATCTGACCACCTATCAAGATAACTTAATGTTGTTTAAGAATCAGTCGTCTTTCGTTTTTTCATATGATGTGAGACCGGCTGATGCTGTTGTGCGTGAAATCTCTTCTACCATTGGTGTAGAAAAGCAGTTTTGCGTAGCTAATTATGAGAACCAGATTTATATTTTCCATCGTGGTTGGGTCTATGAAATCATCAACTATGATTTTCATAGAATCAACACGAAGGCCCCTTTTATTAGAGATACCACTGCTCCATCCACTCTTGCAGATGAGGATCAGTTCCTAGGTATTATTCAAGATAGATTGGTCTGTAGGTTTCTTAAGAAGGTGTACATCTACGGATTAAGAACTCAGACCTGGTCTGAGCTTGTGTCTATCAAAGACACTCTCCAATTCTTTGGACCTGTTGTTTGTATTCATCCACCAGCAGGTAATGAGTACTATGCAGGATCTTCGGTTTTGGCATTTAGAAGTACGATTCAGCTTTTTGACAAGGCTACGTCTACAACTAAAGAAACTACGCTTGATGGAGATCGTAGTACTTACGATTCCTTTACTAGAACTGTATCTGATGGATGGGGTACAGCAACCGAGATCGCTCTAGCGTATACCAATTCTGGTGGTGCTAATAGTGATTATTCGGTAACTGGTTCTGTAGGACAGATGTCTTTAGGGTCAGTTAATACTGCTAGAACTACTAAATTACCAATTAATAAAGCAGCTGTTGATATTACTCTTGAGATTAAAACTTCGGTAGCTGCCGCAGGCGCTGCCCAAACAGTTGATGCAAGAGCTAGATGGCAAGATTCTAATAATTACTACTATGCACGTCTAGTGTTGAAGCATACTGGTACTTTTGGACTTGAATTAGTTAAAAGAGTAGCAGGTGTGGAATCTTCTCTTGTTGCTGGTGTTGATTTGGGTGCATACGTTGCCACTGATACTATCAAGATGAGATTCCAATTAAGCGGTACAACTATTAGGGCTAAGCTATGGAAAACTACTGCTCAAGAACCTAATGGGTGGACTCTTTCGGCTACAGACGTCGCTATTTCAGCAGCTGGCTCCTTGGAACTAAAGAGTAATCTTGAGGCAGGAAATACAAATGTACTTCCTGTACTTATGCAATTTGATAATTTAACCTATGCAGACCCTACTTTAGTAGACTGGACTATTACTTGTAAAGCAAAAACTAAAAACTTTGATATGGCTATCTCCCATCAGTTTAAGCGGTTGTGGTGGTGGGGTGCTGATGTTTCTAGTAACAACGCTGTCAAAGGTATTGCAACGCCCATCACTGTGTCCTTCGCTGTGACTTGGAGCCAATTGGCTAGCAAGACTTGGGGCGAACTTGCTACAATGACGTGGGGCCAACCCCTGTCTGGACCCTCGTCGGTGGAAACCTCTTCACCTACAGGAACTGGTGTAAACAGAAGATTCGCTAAGTTCTTAAAGAGTATGAGATACAGACAGATTAATTTTGAAGTTGATCTGACTACAGATGGAACTACCCTACAGGGGCCTGCCAGACTTTTTACTATGACTATTATCACTGAGTCTAAGCAGGTTGTATCTAAGGCGGTGAGCTAGTGGCTTACAACCCTCGCAGTACAGCTAGCATCATGCCTTATGCAGTAGGCAATAAGATTTATGGAGGAGGCAGAAGTTTCCCTACTATGGGGCCTGTAGATAAATCAGGCTATCGGGAACGAGATGCTCAATCCAAAGCTAGAGGGGCAGCAGTCCGGCGCAGGATGAAAGCCCTGCAAAGCGGTAAGGCTGCATCGGCTGATGCTCAGAGAAAGGTTTAACAATGCCTCCGGTTACTAGAGATGGTGGCGGTTCGTCTAAGGGTACTCTTAGCACTATTGGTCAGCGTGCCTCTAATACGGTTGCAACGGCTCAGGCAGCACTGAGACAGGCTCAGGGAGCATATCGTCCCCCTGTAGCACCCACTCAGACGGGTCAGTATGTTAAGCCTGTACCGTCTAATATGGTTCCTGGTTCCATTGGGCAGATTCAAGGTCAAAGCAATGCTGCACCTAGCCTTGAATCGTTCTTAGGTGGAGACACTGGATATCAAAACCAGCTTAGACAATTTCAACAGGCTTTGAATGATTTCCTTGCAGACGTAACTCGTCGTAGAGGAACTTTAGAGACTGATTTTGGTACATCTAAGAAAGCTATGGGTGACCAGCGTGTTAAAGATCTCGATCTGATCGAAGATGATTTCGGTGCTCGGGGACTGTTAACTTCAGGCTTGTACGGTAAGGCTGTTGGGGACTACGAATCTGAGTATAATCAAAGACTTGAAGAACTTACTCGTAGGAATCAAGAAGCTTTAGCTGGCCTTCAGCAAGAAGAAGGAACTTTTAAGAGTCAGCAGCAGTTAAAGGAACAGGCAGCTAAAGAAGGTGCCATCCGGAGACGTGCTGAGCAGTTTGGTCTGTAAGGAGGAGAGATGGGTTTCATCTTTGGTGACCCTTTAGATGTCACTGATTGGCGGAACTATATCTTCCCTCCTGCGTCTATGGGACCAGGACTTATTGACTCTGCCATTAAGAAAGTTTTTAGTCCTACTAAGCCTAAGTACAGCGGCCCTTCAGCTATGGATAAACTTAGGGCCGAGCTGGATCGTGCAAAGCAAAGACATCCTTCACTGAATAAGAAACCTCAGCAGCGGCCCAGTAATGGAATTGCTGATATTCTGTCTAAGCTTGAGCAGTTGCAAGATCCTAGCAGATATATGCAGGATCAAGCATCTATTGAGCAACAGGCTATGTCACAAGCTTCTGCTCAGTATGATCCTCTTATTGCAGCTCTGAGAAATCAAATGGGTTCAGCTAGAGGAAGAGCTGCTAACTTTGATACTCAGCTGAACAATATGTATACCTCCCTGTCTGGCAGTTTACAGGCTGACGTACCTAAGGTTCAGCAGGTATATGCCGATACAAAAACTGCAACTCAGGGTGAATATGACAAGTTGCAGCAAAGTATTCAACAGAACTATGAACAGTCTCGTGCAGAGCAAGAAGCTATGTATAAGAGACTTAATATTGAAGCAGCAGCTCCGGATACCTTAGCTCCGCAGATGCGAGATCAGGAATTTTTTGAGAATATCGCTAAATCTCAAGGGCAGACCCAACAAGCTGCTCTAGGTTTAGAGGAACGTGGAGCTACTGAATTCTCTCGTAAGGGCGCAGAAATTGCCCAATTCGAGGGGACTAATAGACGTGCTGATTTAGGTATGCAGCTTCAGGAACTTCTTGGAGCATATGAAGCTCAAATTGGTCAGCATGAGGCTGCTAAGTCTGCTGCTATTTCTTCTGCACGCAACAAGATGTCTAATGACTCTCAGCAGCTTGCTATGGAGATGGCTCAGAGAGACTTTGAGAATTATATCAAGTCTATTCAGCTTGGTAGAGATCTCAGAGGCGACGAAATGAAGGGTGGCGGGGTAGTTAAGAGTCCGGCTGATATTGCTAGTCGTGCACTCAATATGGGTTTGGGCGATTCGTCTGCTCAAAGACTCCAAAGCGCATTTATGTCAGCTATTGGGTCTGATGAGGAGCTTATCGGTGGCCTAAACCCTCAATCAGGTACCCCGGCTACTAAGGAAGCATTAGCTAGGCGTGTTGTTGAGCGCGCTAGACAGATGGGCTTGTCTCAGCCTGAACTGAACGCTATTCAAATCATGGCTCTGGAGTACTTCGGACGGGCATAATGGCAGATAGCAACTATGATATCCTCCGTAACTACTTTGGTGGGCAGTCCTCCACCGGAGCTAGTACGGGAGATATTGCTAAATTCATCGCACTCAATGCTAGACCCAAAGATTTTAGTGGTCAAAAAGCTGGGTCCGGTAAGCCATCTGTTATGGGCAGAATCTTCGACATTCTGTCCAGGCCTAACTATGCCGTCGCTGAGTTAACCCGAGAGCGTCTTGAGACCGGTGATACGGACCTGTCAGCTTTCCTGGCAGGTCTCACTGGCAAAAAGAAGACTACCTTCAAAGATGTGCTTAAAGAAGGTGGAGTAGAAAATTCTACTGTTAGAGGCGCCCTAGGATTTGTTCTGGATGTTGGTCTAGATCCTACTACTTATATTCCCGTTGCAGGTATTGCCAATAAGCTTAAAGGCGTAGCAAAGGGTGGAAACGTAGTCGAGGACCTGACTAAACCTACCCAGGCTTCTTTACTTGATGATGGGCAGAAGATTCCTGAAGGACTATCTGGTACGCCTAGGGAATCCGAGCGTCTGCTTGATATTCTTCCAAAAACAGGCGAAGTTAAGCCAGGCTCAGCCCCTGTAGGACAATTGCAGTTTGAACTTGACGTAGTACCGACAGCTACGAAAAAACCAGGAAAAGCTTCTGTAGAAATTCCGAAGGGTCCTTCAGGTGCTCGTCAGCTTCCGCTTAAGTTTCCTGATTTCAACGTAGCTAAGGAGAGAGCCAAGGTCGCTAAACAGGCTGAATTAGCAGATAATTTAGCCCAACGAGCCCCCTCCCAAATTGCTAGACTGGAGGCGGGTGCTATTGATGCTGCCGCCAAACTAGTACCACTGCCGCCTCCTAAGGTAACTCCGAAGCAACAAATGATTGCTGATAGTATTCTACAGAAGTGGAATCCTTCAGCTGCTAAGGGACAATTAAACAAGACCCATCCTAATACGCTAAATGCTAAGCAGCAGGCCAAATTGTATCACATGGCAGCTGCTGAAGCTGTTGGGATGACATATAAGAAGGGTCGCACTGCCCCTGTAGGTAAGTTAGTACAGGAGCAGACTATCAAGATCTATTCGGCTATCGAACGTGGCCTAGTAGATCAGGGTTTTATCCCTAGGATTGGTACTGGCGAGAATGTAAAATTATCTGATGTTCTTGCTGAACATGTCCTACAGGGTAAGACTATTACAGATTCAACTCTTAGAGAGTTTGCATCTGATATCAAGCCTGGAAGTGATGTTTGGAAGGCCGTAGAAACTCTTAGAGCTCGTGGGGCAGTACAGGATGCTCCTGCTGTTAAAAATGTTGTAGATAAAGTTTCAGAAACTAGCACTGCTGTTAAGACTAGCGGCGTGCTTTCGCAGGCTGACCAAAAAACCTTAGATGATTTCCTTAAGAAGTTCTCTAAGAAGGCTGTGGAAATTGCTGGGGCTTCTCCTGCGGCAGGTAAGACTACAGGGCAGCTAGTGCAGATGGCACTCAATAGCGGTAAGTCTGCTGCACAGCTTGCCCTTGATGCTCGCTCCAAAATGCTGGATGATGTTATTGCAGGCGGTAAAAATCGGGTCCAAGTGAATAACATTGTAACTAAGGCCTTAGAGAAGGATTTGGGCAAGTTACCATCTTGGGCTGTTAATGATAATAAAGCCCTTGAATTTTTAATGGGCCGAGTGGCTACCTGGTGGGGACAAGCTGACCTCAGGCCTCTATCTCTTATGGCTATTGGGGCCTCGCACGCTACAGCAGCCACTCGTGGTAAGGTTCTGGATGATCTTTTTAAGCCTTATAATGAAGCACAGCGTCACGAGGCTTGGAAAGTTATTCAGGGCTCAGCTCAAGCGTCAACTCCAGAGGTAGCTGAATTAGCTACTCGCATTAATGTAATGATGGAAAATCTGTGTAGTCAGGTTAATGGCAGTTCGGTACTGCTTCGTTCTGGTGTAGACAGAGAAATGCTTAATAAGTGGATGCGGGAGTACAACGTAGGCTTCACATTCACTAATGGTAAGGCTAAGAACCTTGTAGGTGAATCTGTCGATTATTCCAAGGGAACTGATTGGCTTAGTAGTTGGAAAACTGCTGCTGTTGTAGATGATCCTAAGGTTTTTATCTTTAAAACTCAACAGGCTATTGAGCAGGCTACTCGTGAAAAGGCGCTGTTCGATGAGATTGGAGAGCGTTTCGGATCTGTTAATCCAGGAAAGGGTTACCGTACCAAGATTACTGGCCATCCTTATCTGGAAAACTACTACTTTACTTCCGAGATTGCAGATCAGATTCCTCGTGTTGTTAAAGACTGGGGACCTGCTAACTGGAAGAGTAACTCGCCACTCCTGAGACACTACGACCGTGTTCTTTCTATGGTTAAGTCTGGTCTTACGATCTACAGGCCAGGTCACCATGTTAGAAACTATGTTGGAGATGTCTATTTAGGGTGGATGGACGGTGTTAATACACTACGTCCGTATCAGTTGGCCGCTCAGGTGCAGCGGTCTATGAGAGGTGCCTACAAAACCCTAGCGGATGTAGACGAACTGATTAAGCTTGGAGCTATGCCTAAAAGCATTGGTACTCCTAAGCCTAATCAGGTTATCTTCCGTAATAGAAGTGGCCAGGCTTTTACAGCTGAGCAGATTGCGGCTGCTGCCCATCAAAGAGGTCTTCTTGAGCATGTCAATACTCTAGAAGATATCATTGATATGGGTATGGAAGGCGGCAAAAAGAGTATCCTGGATGCTAAACCTTTTGGCGGGAAGGTTCAGGGTGTTGCCCGTAGCGTGTCTGAACTTTTCAGCCACAATACTCGTCTTGCCCACTTCATCGATAAGGTTATGAAATCGCGAGGCAGCGATCTACCTAAGATTTTTGAAGAGGCGGCAAACAGATCACGTAAATGGCACCCTACAGGTCTTGATCTGACTGATTTTGAAAAGAAGTATATGCGGCGCATCATGCCGTTCTACTCTTGGATGCGTAAGTCTCTCCCTCTTATTATCGAGGGTTTGGTCATGAATCCAGGAAAGGCAGTTATTCCTGCTAAGGCTTATGATGCTATGCAGGAAATGGCTGGTATTGACGTGCCTGGTCGGCATGATCCGTTCCCTGTAGATCAGATGTTTCCGGAATGGATTAGAGAGGGTGGACTGGGCCCTGTAGGATTACCTGATGGTCTCTTAGGTCCATTTAGTAATCAGGAACCTCCTGGTTATGCAATGGCAGGCATGGGCTTAAATCCATTAACAGAACTTGTTTCCCAACTCCAGAATCCTGGCAAGACTATTGCTAGTTCTTTAACTCCTGCGGTCCAGATTCCTATGGAGTTGCTGACTGGTAAGAAGACCTTCACTGGTGAACCTATTCACGGCATGGAAGCAAGAGAAGGTGCTTTTGAGCAGTGGGTTGGTGAACAAATTCCTATTTGGAGTGCGGTTCAAGGCGTTACTGGCGTTACACCCTTTGGAACTGAAACGGGCAAGAAAGAAAAGAGCGGTACAGATGCAGGCACCGAAGCCTTTATGAACTGGCTTACTGGCGCTGGCATCCGAGGTACTGGGCCTTACATTAAGCAGGCGCGCTATGAAAAGCGCCAACCTGCTGTTATGCAAAAGAGAGAAGCTAAAGAAGATTTCCTGCGGATGCTGAAGGAGCAGCAGTAATGGGTATTTTACAGCCTTTTATTTTACCTACGGCTGGAATTCCCCAGCCCGTAGTAGCTCCGACGCGTCAGCGTAGAACTATGCTTAATCCTGCTCTCTATCAGCAAGGTCAGGGCGCTAATCAGCAGGATATCTTAAAAATGCTGCCTGGCCAACCTCAACAACAGACCCAGCAAATGCAGCAAGTTGTAACTCAGGCAGATGGTCCTGTAAATCAGTTCGCCAATCAACCTGGTACAGGAGATAATGTCCGGGAACAAATTGAGAGAATTAAAGGAAGAACTGCACCTCCTGTATTAGATCCAGGCTCACGAGTTCGTGTAGCAAATATGGATATGGTTGCTCCCTCTAATTTTCAAAAGTTCTATGAGTCTCTAAACTTAATTGATGATATTGGACAGCAGCAGCTTGCTACTGTTCAAGCTCAGTCTGCCTTTAAGAGGCAACAGGCTTTGCAGTCTGTTCTTAACCAAGGACCTCCTTCACCCAATGGAGGAGGCGGTTCTGCTAATCAGGCTAAATTTACTGGTAGCGGTAATGTCATGGGTTGGATTCAGCAAGCTGCTGGTATCCTATCCCAAAGTGGTATCAAATTGTCTCCTCAGGATATGCAATGGATTGGTGTTATGATCCAGCATGAATCTGGAGGTAATCCCAATGCGATTAATAATTGGGATATTAACGCTAAGAATGGTACGCCATCTAAGGGCTTGATGCAAACGATCGATCCCACGTTCAACTCGAACAAGCTGCCTGGCTACAATGATATCTATAATCCTATTCATAATATCATTGCAGGTGTGCGGTATGCCATTCGGCGTTACGGCTCTATCGCGAATGTTCCTGGTATTAGGAACCTGAATAGTGGGAGAGGTTATGTCGGATACTGAGCAGGAAATCAAAACTGTCCCCAGAACGGCTGTTGTTATTTGTGGGACTGTCTGTGTTTTAGCAACTCTCGGCACTTACCTCTTGATGGAACTCAATGGGAAGAATACCGGTTCTCTTCTTCCTCTTATCATGGGCATTATTACTGCTGCCGGTTCTACTGCGGCTTGGAGTAACAGTAAAGATGCTAAGAAGGATGCCAATGAGATTAAGAGGCAGACGAACGGTCCTCTGACGGAAGGCCTGGATAGACTAGCTCTAATGGAGGAGAAGCTTACCTCTATGGACGAGCGTCTTAAAGAGAAGGGCCTGTAGATGATTGAGGGATTCGATGCATCAGGATGGACAGGAACTATTGATTTCCGTGCAGCTAAATCTGCTGGAAAACAATATGGTATCTATCGAGTGGGTCGAGGAAAACCTGACGGAACAACTAACGCACAGGGAGTTGATAATTTTTGGTTCAGAAACAAGTCGGGATCACTTTCTGCGGATCTTAGAACAGGCGGATATTGGCGTTTCTTCCCTGATGTTGATCTCCGTTCACAAGTGGCTACATTTTGTCTTGCTCTTGGTCAAAGAGACGGGATGCTCTCCCCGTGGGTTGACGTCGAAGATACTGGAGGCTACGGCCCCACTGATCTCACAAGTTGGACGATTGCTGCCCTGCGACAAGTAGAAGAAAAATGTGGGCGTAGGCCAGTTCTTTATACAGGGAAGAATTTCTATGACAACAACTTGGAGTATTGGCGACTCCCTGATTGGGAGTTGTGTATTGCATGGCAGACTACTGGAAAATGGAGAGAGTACGGATCCTGTTTCTGGCAATATAAGCTGGATACTCCCGTTCCGTGGGCACAAGGTCGTGTTGACCTCCAGAAATATGCCTTTGACGATTTGAGATATAACACGTTCCAAAATGATCTGAGATATCAGCTTGATGAAGACGGAATGTTTCATGGTCCGTTAGTATGGAATGATAAGTTACTGCCAGAGTGGAACCAGCAAGGAACTCAGTCTAATAAGGTAGCTATTATCCACACTATGGTCGGCTTTCTTAGTGGAACTGATTCTTATTTCCGCAACTCTTCAAGCTTAGAATCTCATCTTGGTATTGGCGGTAGATATGATGGCGTTGAATTAGACGGTTCTATCTATCAATGGATGCCTATTTGGGCAAGAGCAGATGCTAACTATGATGCCAACCCCTATGCATTCTCTATTGAAACGTCAGACGGTGGCGGCAATAGATACTTAGAGAAATGGTCAGACCTACAGGCTGAGTCAATTGCTCAGTGTCTAGCTGCTTGGTGCTTAAAATATGATAGGCCTGCTAGACTGGTTAATAGATCTAGTTCCTCGGTTCCCGGCATCGGGCATCATAAGATTGGCACGATCCCCGGCCCTCAGGTCCCACCTGACGACTGGTGGAGCAATCCGTCCCTAGGAACTAGGGCTTGTCCTGGACCTACTAGAATTAATCAGCTTACGACAGAAACTATCCCACGAGTACAGGGAATTCTAGGAAGTCTTAACCAGAATCCTGGTGGGCCTGGAGTACCTCCGGAGGAGCCTGATATGCAGATTGAAGATGTTCTAGGAATGGATAGTAGTGGTAATCCTATTACTGTAGGAGACTGTCTGCTTGCAGCCTACGGTGTGAAGGATGCTTTGGTTGCTCTAAAAAAGACTAACAAAGAACAGTTCGACAATCTTATGGGAGCTATGCACACTCAAGGTGACCAGATGACCTGGGGCGAGCTTCAGACTCTGACATGGGAAGAACTAGCGCAGAAAAGATGGGGATAGCAAAAAGGGGCCAAAAGGCCCCTTTTTGTTTATCTACTTTTTCTTTGGTTCTGGATGGTTACCGCCGTACCTACAACCTCCAGGGCCACCGGTTCGGGTACCGCAGACCGTGCATTCTAAATCTACCCTAGTAGATTGATTACACGTAGTGCATACCCCGCGGCCGATCTCTCTCCATTCGTGGACCTTGCAAGCCATTAGTCAAACTCCGCTAAGATGTTGTCGATATCATCAGGTTCAGGCTCCGGCCTGTTTTCTTGTACTAGCTTAACTGCTTGCGGGGGAACGACTGCTGGAATACATCTCCCCCAGCGTTCTGTAGGGCTCTTGTTAGGATCCCACTTAATCCCTATCTTCTCCAGTGCTTTCTTAGCACAGGAGATTGTGCAATAACCTACCCCCTTAGAGGTCCAGGAGAAGAAGAACTCTTCACCGCAATAGCTGCAATCTTTAAAATACCACTCCTCTTCTGTAGAGTAGTAGAAATTTGCAACTGCGGTAGCTTGTCGAATTAAGTCTTCACTAGACTCAAGCGGTACTTCAATCTTAGTACCGAAGGTTTCCTCAACTAATTTGAGAGCCTTCTCCAGGTCGTTCTTCCTGCCCATTTGGCAATCCCTTTCCTACAGGAAGATGGTGGCAATCACACCAGGTTCGGCCTTTACAGTTTTTATGGTGCTCGGGACGTCTCAGGTCCGCTGCCATCCTACACGCTTCACAGATCACTGTCAAGCACCTTCGCTCTAATCAGTCCTGCTTTATGCAGGTAGTAGTAACCATGAACATACGCAGACTGCCAATCCGGCATGTGAGCACCTTTCTTGTATGGAATTTGTGCCCACTTACAACCAATTTCCTTGATGTCGGATCGCTGTTCAACCACTTCGACGTTATGGCGGCGAGCCCAGGATTTGAGGTCGCCAATAACCTGAGCTGTATAGACTTTTGATCCGATATGGGCAAAGGCTTTAGACCCGTACACACGGTACTCTTCGATAATGAATTTTTTAATTGGCTCGCCTTCGAGCGAGTCAAGGAAAGCATCTCTTTCTTTGTCACCTTTAAATTGCATCTGGGGCCCCATCAAGAGGGGCTGTGCCTTCTCATTCCAACAAGCCGCGCCTGTGGTTTCACCGGGATCCCATGATACATAATGGATACCTTTCGGCACAGTTGGTCTAATCTTACAACTAAAACAAATATCAATGTCTACGTGAGCTTCTGCCGTGCCTGGGCATGAACTCCCAATCCCATAATTCTTTGGACAGTGAATGTCGCAGTGAAGATTTATTTTGCTCCCCATTTGTCTGCTCCAACCTTGAACTTGACTCCAAATCCTCGGACATCTTCCATGATGCGCTTTATCTCAGGGATGTAGATATCTTCTTTACCGTTTTCAATATCGAACCTAAGCTCATCATGTACCTGTAGGTCCATTCTACATTCGTCGTTGTTAAGTCCAGCTTTATCAATAGCGACCATGCGACGCTTCACAATCTCGAAGGCCCCGCCCTGGCACACTGCGTTAAACGCCTTGTGAGCCTCATCCCGAGGGTACATGAAATGGCGACGTCTGCCAGTCCAGTATCTCACATAGCCATTCTCCAGACAGCGCCTAGCGGCTAGATTTTTAGCTGCTGCAATCCCGTTATTAACAGTCCAGAAGTTGTCTAGAATAGCCTTAGCCGCTAGGCGACTCATACCAAAGACTGTCATGAGCCTATCGACTCCACCACCGAACTGAGTGGTGTAGACAAGAGTCTTGGTTCGATCCCGGTTTAGTCCGAGGTCCTTCGCCATTTCTGTAAAAACATCACGTGAATCATCGTTGAAGATTTCGATAAGTCGTTTTTGACGGCCGTAAGCAGCTCCCAGCCTAAACTCCAATTGACTGAAATCGAAGGTCCAAGCTGTTCGGCCGTTCTCGACAATGAAAGCCTGTTTAAGTCGTCCATTCCAATCCTTAGAGCCTGACTTAGGGATTTGCTGAAGGTTAGGATGTTCGCAGGACATGCGGCCAGTCTTGGTACCGTGCAGCTTGAAATTAGCGTGCAGCCGCCCATCTGGCCCTAGAAGTTCAAGATAAGGTTTGTAGTTAGAAGATGTAGTTTTAGCCCAGCCCCTGTAGGTCAAAATCATCTTGGCCCGATTGTCATCTCTCTGCGAGAGAAGTTCGTCGTAGACCTCCATGACTGCTTTATTGAAAGAGGGTTTATTAGTCTTCTTGCTTCTTAAAATTACAGGAAGACCTAGCTCGTTAATGAGAAAGTTACCAAGTTCTTTAGATGACCCAGGATTAAACCCAAGCTCCTTCTGTAGGTCTGCCATAATCCCTAAGCCGCGTTCAAGTTCACGCTCAGACAGACTCTGATCAATCAGAACCCCATTGTCTTCTACTTTAGCCATGAGCCTGATGAAGTCCTGCTCTACATTCCACAAGTTTCCATCAAATTCTTGCTCATCAAATTCGAACTTAACCTTGGGAAATAGTTCTTCTGTAATAAAAGCATCATGAGCTGCATAGCTATACATCAGGTCAGCTGGAATGTATTCCCAGCCATTCTTACCCATTAGCTCCATAGCTTTGATGATACTTTTAGCAGCATCTGGCATTTCCTTGGGATGACCGCCATAGGCTTTGCTTAGAGAATCGAGACCCTGGTTAAAACGATTCTCGTTAACCCAGTGGCCCATCATCATGGTGCAGTAGAAGTTCCCCAGGTATTCTTCTCCGAACAGAGCCCTTAGTGCCCTAAGGTCATGTTTTGCATTATGCATAACCAGGCACGGGTGGTTATATACTACTTCTTTGAGTCGAGGAAGCCATTCCTTAGGCATATTAACACCAAAGCGGTGGTTAAAAGGAAAGTACTGAGCACTGCCGAAAGCAGAGGATGACAGCCCCCACGTGGTTGCAAATGGGTGATTGAGCGTTCCTTCGGTGTCTATGGCAAGATGAGAAACTTGCTGCATGAGTCTCAGCTGATTGTTGAAATTATCTTCTAGCAAATATGGCTGAGAGAGAACTACCGCTGTCATCACATACCTACCATTCCTCCATCAGACATTCCTACATTATCGGCCTGATCTGCATGGAAAATCTGAGCATCTTTGCTCATCTTAGAAGATGAAATTTCAAATTCAAGTGTAGGACTTCTTCTAATTCGGAATGGTTGGAATTCCTTTACCATTCTCATCTTCAGGCAGCTGACTTCAATCTCATCACCTACAGGCCATAGATTAATAGCACTTGTTACTGCTGCACTAATGTAGCGGTTTCCGTACAAGTCGTCTAGCTTGTTAGGTTTCTTGTTACCAATCTGCTCTTTACGTGGGTGGTGGATGAACCAGACGGCAGCTCCAAATTCATTCCTGAGAGACTCGTTAACGTACTTGAAGGTGTCAAGAACAATCTTATCAGATGACATGTCATCACTGATAGCGACACCCAGAGAGTCCATCATTACGATATCGGGTTGGTACTTTTCCATCACCTTATTTAAATGAGTCTGAGAATCTTTGTGCTTTAGTCCAATAGAATGGCCCAGTGGCATAATCAGTAGATTCTCCTTCAGAAGACCATTAGTGTCCTCCATCTGCATGATATCCATAAAGTGTTTCAGCTCTTCTCCAGGCATCTCCATTGAGATAAACAAGGTTCTGATTGGACGGGTTGGTTCCCATCTAAGGAAAGATTGGCACTTGGCCATTTTTTCTGCAAATCGCAATGAGGTCTGGGATTTACCAACTCTAGGAGGACCCCCGATAATGAATAGGCCCTTCTTGTGGAGCAGATCAGGAAGGAGCCATTCGAGTTGGAAATCAGTGTTTTGAAACTCTTCGAAGGTATAGACCTTGAATCTATTCTCAACTTCTTCACCTACCGGATTTACCGGATGTCTAGCACGGCAATAGTTGATCAGATCAACTAGCCGACGCTTCCTATCATTTCTATTCTTAAACTTTCCCCAACGCTCATCTGCATGATAAAATACAGCTAGAGTTTCAGCATTGGTCATCCCCAGCTCCATGCAAAAATGACCAAGCTTAGTTAGTGCACTCGTGCGACTTCCCTTAGGCATAGTAGGTTCCTTGAAGAACTTAAACACCTCGGGAGGCCAGGGGTACTTAGCAATCACGTCCAGAATAAGTGGGATTGTTTTGATATCATCAGCATCAACTACCTTGATCGGCATGTCTGGAAGACCAATAAAGTCAGCAATAGACGAAGGCCGCTCATCCCACCTGAGGACCTTTACCGTATTGCCGGACTCATGGTGTTTTGTTCCTACAGGGCGTAGAACCCTATTGCCGTTCCAAGAGCCTGTGTCTGCTCCCAGATGATACGCTAGCTTTTGAGAGATACTCTCAACTACATCAATATCGTATACGAATCCGTCAAGCTTCCAATACCAATGCTGATGTCCTGAGGTAGACGATTGCAACTTCAGGGAAGGCTCAGGGATACCCTCAACGGCGTCAGGTGCGTTTCCATCAAATTCACACCAGACAAAATAGCTCCCCTTGAAATCTTCTTTTTCGGCACCTCGGCTTGCGAACAAAGCGGGAGCGTAATAGACCTCGCGAGACTTTGTATGTGTCTCGATGTGTCGGAAAAAGGCAGCCTTCTCCTGTGGCCACTGGAAGTGGTACTTTTGAAAGCTGCCCGTTTCCGGATCCTTTGTAGGGCTATACACGTAGCCTGATTCGCCGCCAAAGATGTAATCGAAAAACCGTTCCCAGTCTTCATTTGTTCCGATAGAGGAAACGGTTCCCACGGCTACTCCCTATTGGATAACACTCTGAGCGACTTAGCAATATCAATCAGGGCCGTAGCTTTAGCCCACTCTACTCGACTTCCTGCCGGATAGATTCGTCGTGCTCTACCTTGGTCGTCCTTAGGAATAATTTCTTGTCCTGCTGCTTTTAGCTCGTCATATTCGTTATCCATATAATCCTCGCCAATCCTTTAATGGATAGTCAGAGTATGTAGCTGGAGTTTTAAAGAGCCAGTAGACCTTTATTCTGTAATAAGGCGTTTCTCCATTTAGGTATGCTTTGTATATTTTTATCCAAATAGGAATCCTCACTAGGTACCCCTGACTGGACTCGAACCAGCAACCGACAGATTAGAAGTCTGTGACTCTATCCATTGAGCTACAGGGGCGGACCTGTAGGTTCAGTTAGAAGTTAATCGGTTCGAGATATCCGTCGTAGTTTTCTTTAATCCAGTTGTAGACTCTCATGTTCCACATTGCATCGTCAAGTGCCTGGTGTTGATTTAAATCTTCGTGCAGCTCTACTGGAATATCTTCCTTGTGGATATTGAGATGCCACATTAACTGCTTCAGGTCTCTACAGAAGAACGGCCACCCCTTAGGGAGGTCAACCATCTTCCCGGACAACGAAGCTAGAAGAACCCAGTCGTAATCTGCAAAATAGGCCCAGAATTCAGGATTTTCGCCTGCGAATCCTTGTAGATTGGCCATAACCTGAGGCGCAGTTTTAACGCAATCGCCTCCAACAAGATGAGGTGCAACGTTTTCTAGCACAAAACTATTAGCCAGGGACCAATCTACGCCTGCCAATTCAGCATAGTAGGTGGCTCCATCTTCTCGTACCGCACCAATTGAAACTAGCTGCGGAAAATGATACGAACCATTCTCGATAAACTCTGTATCAAAAAAGATACGCACTGAAAACTCCTAGCTGGTAGGGGTAGTGGTTTCCCTAAGCTTGTTAACGCGAAGTTCCGGACGGTATCCAATACCAATATAGCATCCGTTACGAAATTCTCCAATAACTTCGTTTTGGAGGTTCTTAATGGAAACTCGTTGATCGTTGTACTCCCAGGCATCTCCTCTAGGAAATACAACTGTCTGCGCTACAAGCTCGCCGGTAGAGTCCGTAGCGGCACCCAGAACAACAATCACTCCTCTAGGGGTTGGAGTCGGAGTCGTCATCCCTATCCTCCTTGTAGTATTTAGCCCTATTTTCTTCAGTTTGGGGAACTGGCTTACCACAAGACGTACATTTATTGTTCCTACTCACACGAGTGTGGTAGCAAGTTTTCCAGTTAAATGGACGTCTATCACAAATCTTAGTATGGCCATTTCTGCATCTACATTCAGGGCATCTCCCCATATGCGTGCCTCCTAAGACTTGCGTATCCGGATCGCACCTCCCCCTTCTTAGACGGGTTGTGAGTTACGACAGCCGGGTGGTACAGTGGTACGTAACGATTATTGTAGAGTTTTCCGTGCCATTCGTGAAACTTCTTTGCCAACTCAGGAACGATAGTAAGTAGGGGAATCCTACCTGCGAGGGCCACGATTCCTGGATTAACAATTTCAATTTCGCGTAACAGATACGGTCGAGACGATTTCATCTCTTCAATAGTTGGAGTCCTAGGTTTACCGCTAGTCTCCGTTGGCAGATACTTTACTGAGTTAGTTAGGTAAATGTCATGCATATCAATATTGACATCATCTAAAATATTAGCTAGATTGATGCCTGCACGACCAAGAAATGGGATCTGCCTAGCGTTCTCTAATCGCCCCGGCGCTTCCCCAATAATCATAATACGCGGATTAACTGGACCAGTTCCTGGAACAAACCGGATGCCAGGCTTACGCATATGATTAAAATGAGCATCTTCCATGTACTCCAGGTTTAAATCCTGAAGCCGTTCAATCTGTGTTTTATTCACCTAACTCCCCTTCAATGAAACAATCACCTCCGCTTTGAGGATTTGTGCCCTCGGCGGGACTCGAACCCGCACTAGCGCGATTTTAAGTCGCGTGCCTCTGCCATTGGGCTACGAGGGCTCACCTACAGGAGGACCCCGAAGAATTAGCGCGCTCTATGCTAATCGAATCAGGCTTACACCTGTAGGCTTCATGGCTTTGTAGTTGTTAATCCTGCCTCAGCATCAGAATCAACTACTAGTCACAGACGCGGCTGAGGAGAGGCTGTGACTAAGTCGGCAGATCCTCATATCTTTAAGATCGCGACTCTTATTGATTGAAGCACTGACCAATTCCCGACCTCGCTCCCCCACCAGGATTCGAACCTGGAATGACAGTACCAAAAGCTGCCGTGTTGCCAATTACACTATGGGGAATTGCCTACAGGGGACTATATGCAGACCGGTGATATTGCCCCTGTAGGTGCCTAGGTTTTCCTAGGACAGCTTAGAAGCCTTCAGGCTTAGCTACAGCCTTGACAGCCCACATCATGCCTTGCTGAAGATTAGTCTTAGCAATCGAAACGCAACGCTGGTCTAATTCCGGCATAGCTTGTAAGTCTTCAACTACCGTCTTCAGAGTAGCGCTGACACCTTTAAGCTCTACGATTAGATCAATCTCTGCTTGGGTCAGGTCCCTGTAACCCGGAATCTGCCTGTGTTGATTATCAACCATTTTTATCTCCTGGATTCTCTAAACCAAATTCTCCGCCAAGCATGTGACCCCTACGGGATTCGAACCCGTAACCTCTAGGTTGAAAGCCTAGTGATCTACCGTTGATCTAAGAGGCCTAAAGTTAGGGGAGCGATCCATACTCTCCCAACTTTTCTAACCCCACCGTGTAGGCTACTATCGGAGTAACCCGTGCCCCCTGTAGGACTCGAACCTACAGCTAAGACCGTCGAGGCTTTTGGTGCAAACTAGAATGTCTTCCTCTCTTAATACTATCAGCTATATTCTGCTTCTGCGTACCTAGTTCTAGATGTGTTATCTCGTAACAATGCCGTATATCGCATTTATGTCTAATAACAAGACCTCTAGGTATAGGTCCATTATGCTTTTCCCACTCTAATCTGTGTACGTAGCAGACAACTTTATTTACTTTCTTAGACCCATAGCCATCTTTGGTTTTTGCCCCTTCCCATAATTTACAAGGTGTATCCATGTGCCCTCTCGGAGGTTCGAACTCCGGACCCGCGGATTAAAAGTCCGCTGCTCTACCAACTGAGCTAAGAAGGCTTGCCCTACAGGGGCTTAGAAGTGTCCACTAGCGCGCTTACCCCTGTAGGTCTATCCTAGGTTACTGCGAGCCTCGTTCGGTTTTACCCTAAAGTAGAGACTTACCCTAGGAAGTTCTAGATACCGAAGGAGCCTGCATCGCTAACTGCTTGCTCTCCCTTTTCCTCTTCCCAGAGACGCTTACTAACAGCATCCTGAACGTTAGTAAACTGCTTACCCGCGTTGGCCCCGGTACCGTCACGGACAACTACGGTCACGAAGGCTTCGCCGCCGACAAGCTGAGAAGGACGGAGACGATTAATTTCCTCCTCAGAGAGGTCGAAACCACGACGCAGCCGACGCTTAAGGAACTTGAGCGCCTTCTTTTCGTTGGCGTCCAGAGTTTCCCATGCACGACCAGGGAAGAGAGAATACCACTCAGTAAGAGTGTTACCGTGGTACTCAGATTCCGGCTCATCAATCATCCACTTGATGATGAGCTGAGTCTTAGTCTCACCATCCTTGGTAGATTCCTTAACAAGAGCTTCCGTACAAGTGCTCCAGTAAGTATTAGGCGCTACCTCCCACGGATCGTCAGAAATATTGCTGACGTCCATATCCCCAAAAAGGGAAAAAGCTTCTTCAGTCACTTGTTCATCCATTTCTCTACCAGTTCTGGAATCTGATCTACTTCCAGAATGCTTTGCGGAATTGTCGCGATCTGCGACTTTGCTGTCTCCGTCAGAGTCGGCTGGGTTTGAATTAGGTACTTTCCTTTTTCCACGTGTAGCCATCCGATTAACGACACTTCCCGTGAGACTACGTTGTAGGATGCTTGCGGCATATTAGGCCGAATAGCAAACCTCTTCTTTGCCTTATCGTTATCGTTGGGATCTCTAATGTGTGCTGTATAGAAGACGTTCAGGTCTGTTCTATTTAGTTCGTTTACCGTATCTAGAAGGGCTCTCTCTGTAATACGGTAGTGGGGCCACCCTTCCACGAGATCGTGAGGTTGTTGAGCCTTCACCTTGGGATCCTTCACAGTGTCTACCAGCTTTCGCATCACTGTGTCAACTCCTGTTGAGACCGTGTCTAGGACAAAGTGCTCATAGGAAGCGTAAGGCTCAATTCCTTCTTTCCTGGCCTCAATAATGGCCTTGACTTGAGAGAATCCCGCGAACGGGTAACGGTCGATAGAATCTCTGATATCGTTAAACTGATCCTTAAAAAGAACTGTCCAAGCCGAATCTGTAGTAAGGAGAGCTGTCTTGCCTCCTAGTCTACGAATAATCTCGAAGATTAGGGAAGTCTTGCCTACACCAGGATCGCCATAGAAAAGAATTCTGAGAAGTCTCTTCTCTTCTGCTAGCGACATAGGCTGACACAGAGAACTCAAGGCATCCTTAGTCTTGGCGTCCATCAGTCCTCATCATAGACGACGGGATTCAACCACAGCTCAGCCTCTTCTCCGTGGCCTTCCCACTCGGGGATAACCTCGATCTTAGCAAGAACGATAGACTCATCTACAGGGCGCAGGATTTCAATACCTACATCCTTAAAGCACTCTTGATGGACTTCCTTCTCCTGGCAGTCGTCAGGACAAACAAGCCGGGAATCATACCCATAATGCTTAGACCCGACCAATTCAATCTTGTGGCTCATTCTTCTGCTCCTAGGTCAACGTATCCATATGTAGTAGGCTGGTAGCGAGTAGATAGCAAGTTTTCTGTGTTTTGCCCCATCAGGTCCGCATTGCAAACCTCATCAAAGTAGCAACCTCGGCACGAGATTGTAGTTAGTGTGCGCAATGGCTCTTCAGGACTGTTGACAATCTTGTCAGCGTACTTCTTTTGCTCATTCCAGATAGCTTCTGTTTTGTATGGGAACAGTCTAGCTGGTGTCCGCTTGAAGATGTCTGAGGGCTTAGGGTCCTTCATCTTCCTGTAGCGAACCTGGTTAAAGCAGCCCTTCCCGATCGTAATGCCATTAGACTTGAGTGTCTTGATATACTTAGGCATCTGCCCGTCTAACTCCAACTCTCTAACAGATTTGAAGTTATAGACAAACTTGTGGTCAATCAGCTCATAGTCGCCGCGATATGGCCCCTGAACATGCTGAATAAGTAGATCCAGCTTCATGCCGTAGAGAATATCATCAGAGATCGGAGTCTGGAATTCCTTCTCTACTGCAATGATTTTGAATTTCTCATTACGATAGTACTCTGCATAAGCTTCAATTAAACCTGAAAGCTCAGTCAGCAGAATGATACGATCGTACTCTTCAGGGGTAGAAATAGAGACTCGCATGATCTCAGCCTTGACTGTATCAATTGCAAGCTTCTTGGCTTCGTCTACTGTAGCTTCATCCTTCAGAGCCATATAGTAGACCTCTAGAGCCTGGTGGCCGATAATTCCCCTGTAGAGAGCTGGGGAAAGCAAATCAGGTTTAGGCTCGATGCCCATGTTAAAGCGGTAGAAGTGCTGCCGCTTACAGAGGGAATAAGAAGACACCTCTGTATTAGAAACGACTCTAGTCACGTCCAATCCCTTTCGACGGCTAGATACTACCACAAAAATAGGGCCTTGTCAACTTGACTTCTGGAATTCTGCCAACTGGAATTTGTAACCGGAAGTCAGAAGTACATACTTCCAAAGTACTGTAAGATATGCTTCCCACTCCCTTTGATCCCAATTAGCAGGCTTCCTAGCAAATCCCTTATGTAGACTGCCTTCACTCAGAGCCTGCTTGGCATGAGTATTGAGCGAGCACAGGTCATGCCAGGCCGTCCAGACAATAGTAATTTCGTCTAGCCGATCAGACCACTGGCCCAAATCAATTACAGATTGAGATTGTCTAGCTAATGGTGGTTGGGTAATCATCTCTTGAATTGAATCAGAGACCGAGTCCCACAGATTCTTTTCTGCACTACTCCAAGGCATTTATTTCTCCATTACTTACACGGTCCGCCTACATTGTGATATTTTCCACAAATAGGGCAAACATGCTTCTGTGGCGGGTCATTAGGCTTAGGGCAGGGAGTTGTTGATGGGTGCCCCTTACCACATATGGGACAATTAGCCATAAATATCTTCAACCTCGTCTAGTAGGCTATTCAAGCAGTCACCCATAGAGAATGAACTAGTTCCTGTAGCTAATAGACCAATCCCTTTAACATCATCTACTGTAGTTAGAGTTGCCAGGTAATCGGTATATTCTCCGTAAGTCCCCCTAACTGAAGACGATATAGTTACCGAAGCAGTTTTCTCTTCGAGAATATCAGCCAGCTTTTGAAGCATTTCGTTGAACGTTCGCTGACCCATATAATCCTCTTAGCTTCCTATCCTTGTGTGTAATGTGCCAATATAGTTCACCAGTTCTCTTATTTACTGGGCACTTTTCACACTCATATGGTTCGAAATGATGATTTAACCTTCTTCTAGCGTGAAAAGCAAACTCCTTAGCTTCAGCTCTAGTACAACACTTCACCTTCAGACAGGGTGAGTCTTCAGTTCCCTGTTCAATTGTTATTGCCAAAGAGTTGATCTCATCGATGTATTTTTGCACAGGCAAAGATAGTAAATCAATGCGTTCTCTCTGTGCTTCGACTACTTGTTTTAGCTCATCAATAGTACGATTTCTATCTTGAGCTTGTGAAAGCAATCGCGTTAGCTCTTGGCGTTGAACTGCAATTTTATCTTCTAGAGTCTTAACCTTTCTTTTATATCTTATAAGAAATCGGAGAGAGCTAAACATCCTCCTTAGCATCTAGCTCCCTTCTAAACTCTTTAATCTCCCTGGAAGCCTTCCACATTTCATATATCACTACAAAGGCCCAGGCCCTGATAATTATATCAACAAAAAATCCCAGTAGCATGGCTCCTGGACTAAGATTGAGCACGTTCCATCATCTCCTGTGGAGTCATTGGCCGTGGCTCCTTAGGAGAGATTCCCTCAGGGCATTTTTCGTCTCCATAAAGAGGATCATTTTTTGCATGCCATCTATTATGGCATGGGGTACAGATTCTAGAGATGTTTGTTCTAGTGTTATTTGTAGTTGTTTTATCTGGGCCGTGGTGGATATGCTGCTGCTTACCCACAAGGCATCCGAGAATTGGAACAAATCCACCTCCACAATTTGCCTGCATTTGCCATTCGCATAATGCGTCAGTGTCTACAGGCCATAATCGTGCAGCTTCTTTACGGCCTGCCGAGATAGTAACCTCCCGTTTAGGCTTTTCATCCTCTACTATCTCGACAGACTTTACCCCAGCGCAGCAACATGGATCTCCACATTCCTCATGGAATTGTCTGCCGCAACTGATACATCCCATTAATTTTCCTTGACACTCCAGGACCCATCAAAACCCCGAACGACCCAAATAGGATTGTGCTCTGGGTACATAGGTCGCAGCTTCTGTAGGACTAAGTTACCTTCTTCGTCTAGCCATACAAAGCTAGTGTCGCCTGAATCCTGCAATACCTGAACATTAGGTAA